AACAGCATCTCGTTGAAACAATTGCATTACTGGTGATATTAGTCGTAAAATAATATGCTTATTATAATAAGTAGCTGCTGCAACAAAAATAAGAGTCAAACCAGCGTTTCTACTATTATAATTGAACCATGTGTAGATTATTGCAGAACAAGCCAGTGTAAGAGAACCACCTTGAAGGACATTTTCCATAACTGTCTTTCCAATATCTGAACTAACGGAGGACACAAGTCTAGTAATAACCTCGTCCAATTTTTCAACTGAAATACCATCAGTAATGCTTTGTATTTTTTGTGTAATAGAATCAATAGAATTGACTGAATTTTCGATAGAAGGAAGCAATTTAGTCGCTCTTTCTACCAGTTCTCTAACTGAATCTGAAGTTTCTTCAATAGAAGTCGAGACTTCATTCATGCCCAACAAGTTTCCAAACATTTGTGGTAATGCGGCTTCAGTAAAAGAAATATGATCAAAAAGATCATTATCTTCCTCCTCTATGGGAGAAATATCACTAATGAAGAATTTTTGATCTTGACTGATATATTGGTGTATACTCAATCGTGCTTCTTCAAAATGAATAAATTCGGGAAGTTTTTGTTCTTCCCAGGTTCTGATGTTTATAGTTCTACCTTGCTTGCGAGAATCAAAATCACCGTCGAAATTATCATCAACGTATTTTTCTTCAACTAGGAGAGTTATAACATCACTATCTGCGTTAGAGCAATGATTTGGCTTAGAGGATCGGAGCGCCACAATCTTGCTCTGTTTCAGTTTGTAATAATCCAAGTAACTCAACTTCGTATTATTATTCTTACTAAATTTGGTTCTAGCTGAACCATTCATAATAATACCCATAGTGCCGTTAAATGTTTCAGCAAGAGGATATCCTGTGTCGATATTTGTGATAGTTAGTGTGTCAATGACATCACTATTTGCGTTATAATAATTTTCATTTTTGATAGCTTTTGTGATATTTTTTTTGTTTTTTGAGAAAATAATTTTTTTTGTGATTGTTACTACATTTTTTGTTGTTTCAATTTTGCACATCATCGTTTGTGCGCATAAAAATTTTGTTGTATTGAAATCAATACTAGAAGCAACATTAAAAATCGCTGCTGATCTAGTGAATTCATAATTATACTGTTTTTTTGGTTTATAATTGAAATTTTTAATTTGTGATTTGATAACATCATAAGCTTCATTTAAGATATGAGTATCTTCTTCATTAAATTTGATAGTTTTCCTACTCTCATCAATACGAGTATTAGACCTTACAATCTTAATAATCGAATTGAAATTGACCATAGTAGCTCTCATTTTGTGATTTGGACTTTGTTCTGAAATTATTGGTTTAATAAAGCAATCGTAATTAAAACGATCTTTGTTGGGTGTGAAAACAACTGCTGCTTTCAAGTTTGTCATATTCGACAATTGAGTGTCAATGGTTAGATTATCCATACTGACTAAAAATTGATTATCAACAGATATTTGATCTGTACTGATTTTAAAGTGAGTGTCAACAGAAATTTTATCTGTACTGACTAAATTATGTAAATCAACAGATATGTTATCTGTACTGATTAAAAGCGAGTGTCAACAGATGTATGTTCTGTACTGACTAAAGTATGTGAATCAACAGATATATTATCTGTACTGATTAAAATTGAAGGTCAACAGATATCTTATCTGTACTGACTATAAGTTCAATGTCAACAGCTATCTTAGCTGTACTGACTGTGTGTGATACTTGTGAAGCAAACTCTGCTTGTATAAATT